TATGTAGGATTTATATTTGCGGTTTCACTATTTAACCCAAATCTAGCGCCAATTCTGTAGTCAAAGTACCAGCATCCATCTATGCAGAATCCTTCTCTGCCGTGATAAGGGCCCTCTCCTAAATAAATGGATTTTTTAGTTCCAGCAATTCTTTGTCTGTCTACCGCCGAGTATTCAGCCTGCAATATATTTCCATTTATATCAAATAAAATTTTACAATCATGATCTTGTAGATAGCTAGTTGCTGAATTAATTTGTATGTTTTCACTTAAAGGAAATAGCAAACCATCTTTATACATAGATATTCGTACATAATTTACAAAATCTGGCGGCAAAACAAACCTCAATCTATCACATACATCAAGCTCTAAAACTTTTATTTCTTTGAAGGCATCATAATTTAATTCCTGTATAGCTCTTTTAGCATAAAATAAAACTTGGTATCTATTGACATTATTTATTAATTGTAGATTATCGTTGTAAATAAGCATAAAATTATTTACTATATCCTCCAAGGAAACATACTGGTAGCTACCCCAGTTTGCATCCTCTGGAATGTTGCCTGAATTTTCATAATATTGATAACCTGTTAAATATGCCATAATCTTATTGTGTTGTTTCGGTTAATCTATCTTCTGCCTCCAATGACTGACCAAATTTAGTTACATCATTTTCTCTTACTGATACACCAGCGTACTGCAATATTTTATTTACTAATCCATTCATGTCAGAAGTAGGTAGTTCAAAATCTTGATAATCACTAGCCGATGCATTAAACACTGGCTCACCCCCAGACAATGTGGTAAACGTCCATTTGGGTGCGAGTGGGTATCTCACATATTGAGCGTGTATGTCAGCTGCCCCAGTGATAGTCGTAGGATAAACGGTAACTGTATTTCCTAATGCCGTTCCAGTTGCGCTATCTAATACATATGCTGGGAACATTGTAGTTGGAGCAGCAATGTTTGAGTTTGTAAGGTAAAATATTTTGTTCTGAGTAATTCTTTCTACTTCTTTAATATGGGTGTTTGAGTAAATTGAATAGTTTTGACCTGATGCCATTATAGGACTGCTGAGTGTCAGCTGAATGTCACTATCTACTGAAACAACAAAAGCTTGTAGTGATATAGTTGAATTTACCACCAGGCTACCCGGGGTAACGGTGCTTAAAAAATTTTGACTTCCGTCTAGTAATAACGATCCAAGTGTAGATGTAGCTGTTCCTGAATCTAATAAATTTGAATAATAAAATATTTTATCTACTAAATAATAGTCAGAAGGCAGTCTATATGTATTCGCATTTATTTGAGTTAGAATAGTATTTACAGAAAAACTATCTATAACTTCAACTATGCCTTTGGTAATATTAGCGTATCCTGTTCCAGATTTACGCATTACCTCTGCATTTAATTGATTGTTGTATAAATAAAAATAATCCTCGAATATATCAAGCTGGGCTTGTTCTGCAAATAAATTAAAATCACTGGGGGAAATGTACCCGTAGTTGTTTTTATTTATCACAGCCATTACAGCATTTCGTACTTCGTTTATCATCGTATCTAGTATTTATACAAAGATACATAAAAAAAATACGTTTTGATTTATTCGAGGTTATGCCCTTTTATTTTTCTAGCATTTTCTTTAGCAGCTTGTAAGACTCTACGCCTTCATCAGTCTGAAAATAAGAAGCAACAATAAACGATACTTCTTCGCCGTGAGGAACCGTAAGCATTTTAGTTTTGTTTTTCTTCAAATTAAAATATACATCTCTGTTTTTATTTCTCATTTGTAACAAAGTTGCGCTAAACATTTTAACTACTTCATCTTGAAGCTCAACCATTGGATCATTAATTAAATCTAAAAATTCTTGGGGATCTCTTCTGGCAAACACCATAATGTCTCTTTTAAGCTCTGCTGTGGTCATTTTATCCGCTCGAATACCTAATACTACCCTGGAAATACTTTCGAGCTTAGAAAGGCTTAAATCACGTGCAGCGATTTGAGCTTCTAATTCAAAGTTCATTACTTCCATGGCTTCAGCAGCATCTTGCTCATTGTTTACTTCGTAAAAAACATTACCATTGCCTGGATGAAGTTTTAAAAATTCTTGTAAAATTTGATTTTGTCTTGGAACCCTCAACATTCCTTCTTCAAATATAATAGGCTCTAATATTGCATTACCATCCTGCTCATCTTCAAAGATTGATTTTTGATTTCTAGCATAACGTAAAGCTCTATTGATTCCTGTTTCTTCGTCGAAGTATAGTAGGGCTTTTCTTTTTGTATGTTTTGATGACAGCATATATGAAAGAGGTGCTGCATCTCTGGTAAGTCTGTATACTTTATCCTCGTATACTTTTTTATTTTTTTTCATTTGATTTAATTTAAAATTTATAAAAAATATCAAGGGGTAGAGTACAGGGCTTTTACATGCGTGGCATCTACCCCCGATATTATAAAACTACTTATTACGCATCTTGGAATAAGAAGAAGTTGTTTGCACCTAAAGTACAAAGCGCTCTTTCTGATAAGAAGTTAACTTGCATTACGTCTGTTCCAGTTGTAGCAGCGCCACCAGCAGAACCAGTAATCCATGTTTTGTATCTTCTATCTTCAGTTTCAGAAGCTCTATATCTTACGTGTAAGAATGGTCTTTTAGCGTTCTTACCTAAGATTTGATCGTATACTGAAGTAGAACCAGCAGGTACAAGTACACCATTGATTTTTCCTCCAACAATATCACCTCTCATAGTAGGATCGTTAAGGTATTTCCAATCTGTTTTGTAGAAATCATAACCTCTTCTGAATCCAGAGAATCCTAAATTTAAAGCCATCTCTTCGTCATTATCAAATAATCCGTAAGAGCTACCACCTGCACCATATGAATTTTGTGCAGCTAACATATCATCAACGTCAAAAGAAAATTCTCTGTTTAAGAATAATACATTTTCCTCGATAGCACCTTGCTTATCTAATCTCTGAATGATAGCGTCAAAGTCTGCTAAAGCCGCTGGAATTCCACCGCCCCAAACATTTCCTCTTTGACCTAATACATAGAACAACCCTTCAGATCCTTTGTTACCTGCTCCTGATGCTACACCAGCTGCGATAGCTGCCACACCTGAACCTGCCTCTGCTGGAACTGCTTCCACCATAGCTGTTTCTAGGTAATCCTCGAATCTTAATCTTGTTTCATGCTCTGATTTTAAATACCATAAGTATCCTGTTGCTCCGTTTTCAGTAGTAACTTCGATCCATCCAATCTGAGCCATATCAGAACCAGATACTTCGTAAAGATCTTTGATAATGATTGGGCTATTCTGGAAGATAACGTCGTCAGCTTCTAATGAATTTTCCATAGCAACTGAACCCTTTTGGAATTCAGAACCATAAATAAATAATGAACACTGTACACCTGCGGCCATTGTCTGACCACCTGCTTCGTAGTATGCAACATCGATAGTACCTGCGCCATAGTTTACTGCAGTAACGATACCTTTGTTACTGTTTGTAGAACCAATTGAGCTGTCAGATAACATAAATGTTTGACCTACTCTAATAGCAATACCACCTGTACCTGGCACAAGTGTGTCATTTACTGTTAATGTAGCTGTATCTTGAGCTGCTGCTGCACCTGAAGTTACGTTAGTGTATTTAGTGTGTAGTCTTCCTTGCTCCGCCCATTTGATAAGGTCAGAGTTAGAAGGCATTTCAGCGCCTACCATTCTTAAGAATGCGGCCACTGTTCTATTCCCGTATCTTTCAAACTCCTTTTCATAAGTATCAGGTAGATACTGATTTAAGAAGTTAAAATTAGTTATGTAGTTTGACTGAACGGCTACTCTTTCCGCACTTGGCTGTAAAGCAAATGTGGGGGTAGCCTGAACTGAACCTGGCATAATTTTAAATTTTTAATTGTTATTAATTACTCTTTTTTATACTTCTAATCTTTAGACCACGACCTGAGTCTTGATTTAAAGATCTTACTTTGAATCCGGATTTTGTTGTAACCTGAGGTGTAGACCTTATATCCATATTTATATTTTTAGTTTTTTTAGATATATTTTCTACTGCATCAGCTTTGCCTTGCTCGTAAAAGAACTTGGCATACTTGTCAGGATTCATTGCCATAGATAAAGCCCTATGATACTGAGCGGTGTTTTTTACCAATCCTCTATCGTCAACATATCTTTGGATAAAATTTTCAATAGACGACTGACTTAATTTAACATCCTCTACAGATCCAGGTAAATAAGAAATTTTCTTATCGTTAATAACAAACTCAAAACCTTTGAAATCTTTATTAAAGACTTTATTAGTTTCTTCTTTAAACCACTGTAGCTTATTTGCCGCATCTTTTTCGTATGCAGCACTATCCTCTATGTACTTTCTATAAGCTTCGATTTCTTTTTTATTGTTTTCAGTGACAGCCTCTCTTGACTCAAGAGGTAGCTTGTATTTTTCCTTCTGCTCTTTAAAATATTTCTTAGCTTTAGATAGTTCTCTTTTTTTTGCTAGCTGTTTTTTCTTTTTTTCTTTTTCATCATCTAAATCTTCATCAAAACCAAATTTATCATCCATTAGATACTGAATATCTTCGGAGTCTAAACCTTCTTCAGTTACAGAATAATAACTAGCAAGTAAAGAATCAGGATTCATGTCATCATAATCTTGTTGTAATTTTACAAAATCATCTATACTTCTTCCTGTTTCTTTTTTGTATTCAAAGTAAGCTTTTACATCTTCAGGTAATTCTTCTGATGAATTTCGCTTTACAATGAAGTCATCCAGTGAAGTTACTTCTTCACCGTATTTGTTTGCAATATATGAAAGAACGTCAGTTTCTGACATTTCTGGAGCAGCAGCCTCTACGGGCGCAGCAACAGGTTCTTCAACTTTTTCTTCTTCTACTTTTTCTTCTTGAGTCGGTGCTTCTTGAAGATTTACACGATCCATCTCATCTTTTGGCTCCACATTTTCTTGGGCTTCTTGTTGAGCTTCATGTTTTTCAAGTAGTTCTTTTTCTATTTCTTGTGTTGATTTAGATTCTAATTCACCTAAATCTCTTACTTTAATTTCCATTTGATTTAATTTTTTACAAAGTTAAACAATAATTCTAAATATATTTAAGATCCTTTATATGGTTATAAAGATCTTGTCCAAGCTTTTCACCAACAACCTTATCTGACTCATAATGCACTCTTGCAACTATTCTGCTGTTAGATATATTTTCAGCTGCTTTATCAAAATCTTTTTTTAAATGTGGGTACATGTTCGTGAGCGCAAGTGCTACTAATTTTGATTGTGCTGAATGCCCTGATGGGAACGCTGGGGTTTGAGCACTTTTCATTTTTAAATAATCTAAGTCAATTTTGAAATTTTTTGCATTAACATTAGGCCTTGGTCTATTGTGATAATTTTTAATTTTTTTGATTATTGGTTCAGATTCGTCTAATAATTTTTCTACTAGTCGGTATGGAAAAGACTCAATTCTATATGAAAAAATATTTTGAAATACATTCATTATATCATCATATTTAAATGGCAGCGTTTTGTTTAGTGGCATTAATTTTAATCTTTTTATTTCACCTAGTGTTCTTAAAGAATTATCTTTAGGAAAAGAAATTTTTTTATACTTTTCAATGTTAAAATTTTCAAACATTATCTGGGTTCAAATTCAGCTAAGTCAAAGCCATCTAGGGTATCTTCATTAGACTCAAAACTAATTGGAGGTAAATTGTTTTTTCTTTGTTGTATTAATTGAGATTGTTCAGTATTAGCTTGGCTTATTCTTTTATTTTTAGCTTTTTCTCTTTCTTTTTCTCTTTTGTTTATTGCTTGCTCTTCTCTGCCTTTTAACTGCATGTTAAAATCAAATTCTACCTGCATTAATTCTCGCTTCAACATTGCTTCATTTTTGAGTCTTTCAATATCAAAAGCAACTTCAGCTTGTTTGGCTTGCATTTGAACTTGAGCCTCCATTTGTATTTTTCTCATTTCTTGTTCCGATTGCATTTGTTGCACCTGCATTTTTGTTTGAGCATCCATTTGTTTTTGCGTCATTGCAAACTGCTGATCTTTTTCTTGTTTCTTTTGTCTTTTTACTTTTAATAATTGATTGGCTAATTTTATATTTTTTAATTCTCTAATATCAATTGCATCTTCTAAGTTAATATCATTTTTAGATAGAGCCATTTGAATGTTTTGTTCAAGCTGGGCTTTTTCTTCTTCATCAGGCGCCACCTCAATAAATATACCGAAATCATACATATATAAATCATTAATTTCTTCTAGTATGCCTACATTGTATTTACCTATTTGCATTTTAAATTCCTCCTTGAATTCAGCGTACTGTAATATATCAGCTATTCTAATAGATAAAGCTTCGGCTATTGTTTGAGTTATATATAAACTGCCATGCAATATATGCCTGGTGGCAGTATTAGAATTTAAAGCAGCTAACTTCTGTACACCAACCAATGCGTATGGATCAGGCTTTGTGCCATCTCTAGCCTCATTAAGACCTGTTACGCTTCTAAGCATATCCATATAA